GTCCTTGCGCCCTAAATACAGGTTCAAGAAGACTGTTAGGATTAAGCCCGTCAATGGAACCATCAACTAAAGCATTTGATATCATTCGCCTTTTTGAGGCCAGCAACAAGTGTCGGTTGAAAGCGTATCTGGATACCGGGGGAGTTCCGACTATTGGGTGGGGAACAACGGCATATCCAAACGGTAAAAAAGTGCAAATGGGTGACATCTGCACTGAGGAAGAGGCCAACGTATGGCTTGCCCATGACGTAGAGTCCAGCGTTCAGGCAATTAAGCGCCTCGTAAAGGTCAAGATTTCTCAATCCATGTTCGATGCCCTCGTCAGCTTTGTTTACAATCTGGGGGCGGGAAACTTCTCCAAATCGACCCTCCTGAAACTGATTAACATGTCGAATTTCAATGCAGCCGCCGAGCAGTTCTCCCGCTGGAGGTTCGACAATGGGAAAGAACAGCCAGGATTGACTAAGCGAAGAGCCGCCGAAGAAAAGCTTTTTCGTCAAGGCATCAGAGAACTTCCTAAATCATAGAAATATCCCCAAGGGTAATGCTCGGCAAACCCTCAAGTTCTCTACCCTAGGTTCATTCACTTCAAGGAAAACCTATGGCCAGCTTCTACACGCACGTTTACGGGAACATAAAGGGTATCTACTACAGGGGATACGAAAATAATAAGCGCGTATCGAAGCAAATTACGGACTATAGCCCCAGTCTATTTGTCCCTACTAATGAAGAGACGCCCTACAGAACCATCAGAAATCGGCCGGTAAAGAAGCTCACATTTGATTCAATAGAAGAGGCGCGAAAATTCATGTCTTCTAATGAGGCAGTGCAGCATCAGTATCTTTTTGGAAATACCCGGTGGCACTTTACCTACCTATCCGACAAGTTCGGGGACGGAATCGACTTCGATATGAACCTTATCCGCAAGGTAACCTTAGATATCGAGGTTGACAGCTCCAATGGGTTTTCGCCTCCTTCAGATCCCTATGCACCAATCATCAGCATAACTGTCAAATATCGCGACAAGTTCTATGTATTTGGCCTGAAGCCCTATAGGCCAACTCGACCAGATGTGAGGTATAAGCAGTTCCGAGACGAGCGAGAGATGCTTGTTGCGTTCATGAAATGGTGGGATGACATAGACTTCGACATTCTGTTTGGTTGGAATACGGATCAGTACGATATTCCCTACATCATCAATCGAATCAATCGCGTTGTTGGCAAGGGAGCGGCCAAGGCATTGTCTCCTTGGGGGATTATTCGGGATACACGGGCAAACTTCAGAGGCAGACAAATCGCTACCTATGACATCGTAGGGATTGTTTCGTTAGACTACATCGACCTATACCGTCGCTACATGCCAAAGGCGGAAAGCGATGCTCTTAAGTTTGTTGCTGAGCTTGAGCTAGGAGAGACTAAGGTCGATTATGACGGAACTCTTCATGACCTCTATACAAAAGATTATGACAAGTTTATTGAGTATAACGTCCAGGACGTTGCTCTCGTTGAAAAACTCGACGCTAAGCTAAAACTTGCGGATGTGGTCATTACTACCGCATATGATTCCTTGTGTAATTTTGCTGACGTCCAACAGCAAGTCAGAATGTGGGATACCATAGCCTTTAATGAGCTTAAGAAGCGAAAGGTAGCGGTCCCTCCACTCATTGAGCATGACAAAAACGACAAGTATGAGGGAGCCTTCGTTCTCCCGGCTCAAGTTGGTAAGCACAAGTGGGTAGTAAACTTTGACTTTGCCTCTCTGTATCCATCCCTAATACGGGAACACAACATATCTCCGGATACCATTTCCCGTCATATTGATACCGTTCTGGAGGGAAAGGTAAAATTCGACGAAGAGGGAATGGTCTCGCGTGCCCAAGACCTGTCCATGTTAAAGGAACTCGACGCAACGTGCTCTGGGGCTGGATGGCTTTTTAGAAGGGACAAAGCCGGGTTCCTCGGGGACATTATGAAACGGCTGTTCGACGATCGCATGGCTTATAAAGCCAAAATGAAAGAAGCGCAGAGGAAGGCAATTGAAGCAACTACCCCAGAAGAGCGAATAAAGTACGACGCCGAGGCAACGAAGTATAATAACTTTCAAAGTGCCAAAAAGATTCAGCTTAATGCGGCGTACGGTTCGCTAGGCAGTAAGTATTTTCGATTCTATGATACTGAGTTAGCTCGAAGCGTCACACTGTCAGGTCGAGCTGTTCTTCTTACCGTCAAGGACACAATAACAAAGCGCATCCAGGAAAAGTATCAAAGTGCCGGGGATCCGATTCTCTACGGGGACACCGACTCCCTCTACATATCAGCCAAGTCGTACGTAGACTCCTTACCCAAAGGATTAACATCAGCTGAAATAGTCGAGCGAATCGACAAGGAATTTTGCCAAGAGATATACGTCTGGATCCGTGAGGGGCTATCTATTCATAGAGATCGATACAACACGTTTACTGAGCAGCTTGATATGGTTCGGGACGTGATAGCGGAAGATACAATCTTTGTATCCAAGAAAAAGTACCTCATGGAGGTTTGGGACAAGGAGGGGACTAGGTATCCAAAGCCTAAGCGAAAGGCAACGGGGCTTGAGATGATCAAGAGTACGACATCCAAGGTCTTTAAAGAGTGGCTTAATAATGCAACTGAAGTGATTCTCAAGGGGAAAAGTAGCGATCTGCAGGGGCTCGTTTCGGACTATCGCAAAAAGTTTGAAACCCTTCCCCTAGAAACCATCAGCTACCCGATAAACGTAAGCGACATAGACAAGTATACGGCTCTCCTGAGCAGTAAAAACTGCATCACCTTTGAAGATACCGTCGAAGTCGGGGGCAGAAAGGGCCTAGAGCGCGGAGCGCCCATCCAGGTTGCGGCGGCATTTACATACAACCGATTCCTATCCGAAAAGAAGCTCAACCGAAAGTACGACACGATAAAGTCCGGAGACCGTATGAGATTCTTTTATTTAAAGGAGCAAAATCCATTTCGCAGCCATGTAATGGGAATGTTGGACAAAGTTCCAAAGGAGCTACAGTTGAGAGAGTGGATCGACTATGAGGGGCAGTTCAATAAGGTTTTTGTTGGACCGCTAAATATCCTTCTTCGTGCAACCGGATGGAGCGAAGTAGGGGCACCCAAGAGCGTTATGGGCATTTTTGACGACTAAGGAACGCATGTTTCACAGCTACATCCCACCAGTAAACAGCCAAGATAAATCGTTGGATTCCACGTCTGATATGAAGTCGGTTGTTGATCATACAATCAATTTTGAGCATGGCACTCACGGTAAGATAGCCACAGTGACTGCCACCGGTTTACACACTGAAAGGGACCGGTTTCCTGAGAAAACCAGCAAAGAGTTTGCCGAGATGATTTATGAATCAATCTCATCGTTTGTTCATGGTGCGCAGTTTGAAAGAGGAAAGAGCCCAATAAAGTTCATGATTGAAGGCAAGCCCATCGTTGAGGTTGGAAGTAATTATATTGAGCTTCAAGTGAGCGGAGAAATGAGTCACTTCGACCAATGGGTGTTCATGCACCTTCAGAGATTTTGGAAGGAAAGAAAAAACTAAGGAGTTCGACAAATGGCTGACTTTTTTAAAGATATCGCAAAGCTTGTCGGAGATGACATTGTAAAGGTTGCCGAGGATGGAACGATTGCTGACAACACCACGTTCATCGATACCGGTTGCTACACTTTGAACCTTGCTCTTTCCGGCTCCTTGTTTGGAGGAGCACCAACCAACAAGGTAGTTGGATTCGCAGCTTTGGAGGCAGTTGGTAAAAGCTATCTAATTATTCAAATCGTGCGCAATTTCCTCGCTGAGAATCCCAAGGGAAGAGTTATCTACAATGACACCGAAGGGCGCATTGATAAAGACATGCTCGAAAAGCGCGGGGTAGATGTATCTCGTGTGCTCATGCTCTATCCGGAGTCAATTGAGCAGTTTCGAAACGTCAATCATCAGATTCTGGTAAATTATCGGGAGAGAGAGGAGAAGGATAGGTTTCCTCTTTTGATGGTTGCTGATTCCCTCACTCAGCTGCCTTCGGTTAAGGAGACAGCCGATGCCGCTGCCGATAAGGAGGTAGGTGACCAGGGACTAAGAGCAAAGGCCTGGCGGTCGGCGTTCCGAGTATTACGGCAGCCATTATCTAAAGCCAAAGTTCCCATGTTCTGTACTAATCACACGTACCAGACAACTGGAATGTTTCCTACCACTGAGGTAGCTGGCGGAGGAGGGTTCAAATACGCAGCTGACATCATTCTTCTACTCGCCAAGAGAAAGGATGCAGACTCGGACAAGGTAGTGCAGGGAAACATCCTTCACATCAAAGTGGCTAAGGGGTGGAACGTGAAGCAGTACAGCGAGCTTCGGGCGTACCTATCATACACCAGGGGACTGGACCGGTATTTTGGGCTTCAAGACCTTGCGGTTGAGTCAGGCGTAATCAAAAAAGATGGCACTCGGCTAGTGATGCCAGATGGCTCGAAGATCTTCGAAAAAGAACTATTGGCACATCCCGACAAGTACTACACGGAGGACGTGCTCAATAAGATCGAGGAGTTCGCAAAGCAAAGGTTTTGCTTTGCTGATAACGATAACGAAACGTTAGAGGAGATCATTGGACATGAAAGCGAAGAGGAATAGGACGGATTCCCCCGAGATTGAAGTCGATAGCGTACGAGCTGTAGTAATTGAACTGGGCTCAAAACTATTCGGCAAATTGAATCTGGATAGTCTTATTATGGAAGCTGCTCGCAAAGGAGAAACCTCTGCGATCATTGATATTGGGCAAACCATATCCAGGGAAGAGGCGTGTCCATTAGCCATGTTCTTGCAGTCTCGGGGCTTCTTGGTGACCGATTTTAGAACCGACAGTAAGAAACCTCGAATAATCGTACATTGGTACTAAAATGACTTACCCGACGATCCAAAAGGCAATAATAAAAGGCTTTATCACGGATGAGGCCTTTGTAGTGAAGGTTGTTCCGTACCTAAAGCCGGAGTACTTCAAGAGCCTTTTGGAAAAGGAGCTTGTAAAAGAGGCTTTGAGATTCTTCTCCGAATACAAAGCTCTACCGTCTGAGGCTGCGCTTGTCATTAGCGTTTCCAAGAACCTTCCATCTCCGGAGAATATAGATGAGCTTAATGAGTACATGGCATCTCTCCGGGA